ACGCCGGCTTCTTCTTGAGCGACTTTCAACCGATCCCCCGTCTTCTGTGCGGGTTTAAAACCAACACGAGCCAGGTTCACAGCGAGAGCCGCAAAGTCATCCATTTCCTCATCTTTTCCCGAACGTGCTGATTGCACGAGCAGCTCAGAATCACCACTGCTGAGAGCCCACTTAGCTCGAAACTCCTCCTCTGAGAGAATATTAAAATCTCTCATAAACTCAACTGAGGGGAGACCATCTTTCGACGTTCTCCCGAGGCTCTTCAAAGTGGAGGTAAAGTTTTCTACCTCCGCAGGACTCTCATACTCTTCGTCTTCAAAACGAAGGTCCACTTCACAATGGTGACTCTTAGCATAGCCACTGTACATCTCGCACATCACAGGATAAAGGTTTTCATCGGTCCACGCACCAGCATAAGTCACGCCCAGGAGACGTTGCATCTGCACTACATGGTTGATCTCACCCCCCACATTCACAAGGGAGGCGCCAAATTTCACAGTGTCGGCTGGAGCGGAGTAGTAGCGGACACCCAGGCCCTCTTCAATGTAAGGTCTTACCACAGTACCCAGAAAAGGAACTCGGATGCCAACACGTTCCACCTCGCGCCATGAGGACAACACCTGAACATTGGCCGGAAACTGTTGCTCTATCTGTCGCTGGGTAAGTCCCGACAACCCAGAAACATCTTTGAAGGTAAAATGGAGATCACGTTCGATCGAACCAAAAACCTTCACCAAAACATCCCCAAAAGAAGCAGCCCGGTCGCACTTCTCAAAAACCTCCTCGGAGATAGCAGACGCCTGGGCGGACGAATGGATGTTCCCCATCGTTGTGCCAGGGATACCACTGTTCCAAGAGTTGTCAACTCTCACAACAGAAGAACCACCCACCAACAAATTCTTGTGGAAACCCATATACATCGCCGAGACGAATGAAAATAACCGCTCGTCGGGAATACTTGGGAGAGCTGTCTTTACCCAAACAGCAGCTCTCAACACCACACCTGACAAGGTGTGCAAATCCATAGCTCGTACATCAAAACTACAGATGATCACTTCGCCCGTCTCGGGATTCAAAAGAATCCAAAGATTGTCGTCGCCATACACGAGAGATTTAAAGTGATACCCTTTAACTGGTACTTTAGAATGAGCCTCAATCCACGTTGTCAACGCCTTCACCAGTGCCGTAGCACCACCTCGAAAATGTGAATAATGATACATACTCACACTTTCTTGATTGTGAAGAAAGTTTTGAACACCAACCTCGACTGGGTGCCACGCCCACTTACAAAACAACCTCATGGGGAGAGGCTGCACATAGTAGGTCCGAGATTTCTTATTCCATTCAGCTCGGTCCAAGATCTCAAACTTTCTCTTAGCAAAGAAGGTATTGAGCTCGGGTCGTGTGTCGAAAAATTTCTCAAGAATTTGAGGAATAGACGGCACATCCTGCATCTTAGACACAACTTGATGGTAGAACGATCTCGCGACACCCAATGCATGTTGAAGCACTGGAATTGGTTTTTCGTTAAGGGGCACACTCACTTTCTCTTTAGAATAGGCAAGGGCCAGACGTGTCACGCCACCAACGTTGACACTCATATTACCCACACACTCAAACATGTATGGGAGACCAGCATTGGCATCGAGGTTGATCATATCGAACGCCATATTATCGATTTTCATATCCACATCTTCCATGGCTGAATACTGTTCGGCGGAAAGGCGAAACGGAAGCATTTCTGCTACACGCGCCTGAACCTTATTAGACGGAGACACTTTGAACTCGTTGGTGGGCATTTGCTCCATCAATCGAGTCAACTGAGACCTCCGAGTATTATTGGTACGAACAGTACTCAATGCATAGTCAGCGTGTGGTCGTGTGCTGGGTCTAGAACACAACCAATTGAACATCGCCTTGTCAGGACGACCCATCTGCAGACTCTGGTTCCAAGAGTACGATTTATTTACTGCAAAAGGTAATGGTAGAGCCTTACGAGGGGCTGCTCTAAACCACTGACCGCCAACGGTCTTGACCAGGTTGTTGGCGAGCTCCAAACCAGAGATATCCTCTCCCTTCGGGGGAATGAAGGAATTGAACTTCTCCGGCGGAGCAACTTTCTCCACTTCTTCTTCCACTTTCACTACGGCACCATCCGCCTGATTCTTCTCCAGAAAATCACTCAGTTTCACAACATTGTTAGATTTACGAACATACTCAAGAGCGGAAGGTGCAGACATGTTGTGTTTGAATGAGCTTTGAATTTTTGACACTGGAACATAGGTGTAGCAACGTGTCATTGCTACACCCCCTAAAGAGGAGGTGGTCGGTGATTGAAACCTTCCCGGGGCTCTGCAGGAACCCTATTATCTGATTATCGGACAGGAATGAAACC